AGTATGGTCTTCTTCTAAGTGCCCAAGGTCAGCCGACCGATTGGCTTCTTCACGATGATGAGACAGTGTTGTCTCCAGTGCTGGCCCCAACTATTCAAGAGGATGTTGCTGGGCCTTGGATAGCTGGTGAGTACCATGTGAAGTATACCCTTATCTATCAGAACAGAGAAAGCTCCCCGTCTCCAGCGTCACCTGTAACCCTTGGGGCTGGTGGCAAGAAGATTGAAGTTACTGGTATGCAGGACACTGGACTTAACAGTGGCTACACTAAAAGGTTCTATGTTCGCACAACTGAGACTAAGGCTTACTATCATGTGTCAGAAGCTGATGTGGCTGAGACTACAACAACTGTAGCGAGTCTAACTGTACCAACTCAGTACCTGATAAGTCAGGACAGGCTTCCAGAGAACAGTGGACATTACAAGAGGATAAGGCTCTACCCTAGACAGGATACTGATTACTTAGTTTCCTTGAGGTACATCTACCAACCACCTCGTTTGATTGAAGACTCAGATACACCAGAGTTTCCTCCAAGTCATCACAGGTATCTAGTTTATAGAGCCTGTCAGGAGTTGTTTGTGAAGCACGATAACCTGAGTCACTCAGAGGTCTACAAGCGCAAAGCAGACATAGAGCTTCTGAGATTAGAGAACAACTATCTATCGGCGGGTGCTGGTTCGTGGGAGATGCAGTCTTTCGCGGGTAGCGAGTACCTTACGAGAGCAAACACTACCCTTACATGGTTGGGATAAATGAACCCCAAACACAAGAAAGAGTATGCCCCACTTGGAGGTATTAGCGAACTTCTACCTCAAGAAGAGAAGTCAGCTACCCGTGTTGAGAACTGGGCAGTAGACCCATCGACAGGTGGTTGGGACAACCGTATTGGATACGAGAAGTTCTTTCCTGCTGCACCAGCTTGGGAACCCTTCCATAGCTTAGGGCGTATCGAGTCTTTATATATTTGGAACACACATAACGGCGCTCGCACCTATCACTTGTTTGAATCGGATCATAGTTGGTCTGGTCAGAGTAGGCTACAATACACACTTGGTAATGTTGCGGGTGCTGGTGGCTTGACTATAGTAGATGCCTTCAGGAACCTACCCGCAAAGAATGAACCGATGACCCAGTACGAACCATTTGGTCGTTACTTGATAATAGTCAACGGACACGATCTTCCAATGAAGTTTGACGGTGACCATGTAACGCCTCTCGGTTGGGTTAGAACTCCCAGTCCTCCATCACCTTGGACACCTGATCCTACTAATGCTGGTGGCACAAACTCACAGAACTTCGCTTTCTGGGAGGACACCACCTCTCCCTTTGACGTAGAGTCTTATGGCTTGGGTGACACTACCAGCGATGCGGTAAATAGATATAAGTGGAAGGTCTCCTTTGTGTCTGAGTCTGGGTCTGAAAGCCCCCTGTCGTTTGAGTCAGAGTCAGTAACATGGACAACACTTGCTACACCAGCAGGGCCACCTCCAGTACAACTCTATTGGAATCGTCGTCATGCTGTGTATTTAGAAGATATGCCTATTGGCCCCGACGGAACTGTTGCGCGTCGTATCTATCGAACAAAGAACATAGGGCCAGAGGCTACTCCAGAGCAGTATTACTATGTGGGTCAGATAGATAATAATACTGAGGTCTCATATGTTGACTACACCCCAGACCAGTTTCTTGCAGACCTAGCTCCGTCTGGAGATGAGTCTGTTTTATTCCCTGCTCCTGCCTGTCGGTTCGCGGCTACATTCAACAACACCTTGTTTCTAGACGGTGGACAACTAGAGCCAAGTAGAATCTATTATAGCAATGGCCTTCATCCTGATTCGTTCTCAGCCCTTAGCTACTTCGATGTAGGAACTAGAGAGGGGGGTGATATCACGGGGTTTGCCCCTTATTACAATCAGTTACTTGTCTTTAGAGAGAGAGCCATAGAGATAATACGTGGCGATGCCTCTGGTGGTTTTACTGTGGCCCCGTTTATACAGGGAGTCGGCACTAAATCTATTGGTACTGTTACGATGGTTCCTAGTGTGGGGCTTGTGTTCCTATCTGAAGACGGTGTGTATCGCTTGAATGGTGGTCTAGATGGTGGGGCTGAGTTGGTCTTTGAGAAGATAAGTAAGACACTAGTAAAGACAATGGGTCGCCTGAACCGTAACCTGTTAGCTAGAGCCACCGCTGCTTATAGCTCTAAGTGGAGGGAGTGGCATTGTTATGTTCCTGCTGATGGTGGTGATCGTCCCACCTTGGGTCTTATTTTTCATCTTGATAAGAACTCGTGGTCAACGAGAGAAGGATTTCCAGTCGGAGCTTTGTCGGTGGATCAAGACGGCAACCTTATCTTTGGCCATTCTATTGGTGACCTTGCTGGCGTTGGTCACCGCGATACTGGACTCTTTGTAATCTCTCGCCAGAGAACAGACGGGTACACATACAATGCTCTTTCAGATCCTGTATCAGCTACGCCCAACGCGCCCCCTACTAGCATTTATCAATCGCCTTGGATTGACTACGGCGCACCTCAGAAGAAGAAGCATGTCAAGTACGTCTATCTATATGTGATGACTGCTGGTGATAATGCCATACCAATCACCTACTATACAGACTTTGACTATACTGGTAAGACTTCAGCCGCAGTAAAGATTCAGAGAGCAGATCATGTTGATCAGAATGTATACGGGAAGGCGACATGGGATGCTTCGGTGTGGGAGAACCCAATGTTTACTTGCTTGCGCTACCCGATTGCACAAGGTTCGTGTTCTCACTTCTCATTCAAAATCGAGACCTCGCAGGATCTTGTTCTCCTTGGGTACTCGGTGGAACTCGCCGCAACCAATACATCTACAGTCAAAGGTAAGCGATAATGCCGTTCAAGTGGACAGAAGCACAGACTCGTCAAGCTAATATCGTAGATACGGAGACGTTCGATAAGGCTTACAACTCAGTCAAAGGAGTTATCAACGGGGGGTTAGACAGGGAGAACCTGCCTAATGCTTCGGTGGGCGACACACACCTGTCTGCCAAAGCTTTTCTAAAGTATGCTATTAGAACTGACATATATCTTCAGAACGGTACAGCTAGAGTCAATACAGATACGGGAACAGGCTTCACTTGGAACTATCTAGCGACTGGTTACGATGTGTATTCTTCTGGGTGGACAGTAAACTCTGCACAACCTTTAGTTACTTCTCTCAAAGAGGGGATGCTCCATATTGAGTTCAACTGCTGGGCTTGGCTAAATGAGCAGGAGATTGATGATACGTCTTACCAAAACTGGTTACAGTTTGCCGTAATCATGGATGGGAACCCTGTTATAGTAAGCGGTCGTTATCGTCAGAACGTAAATCAGGTACATCTTGTGGGTGATATCCCCGTTCCTACTGGTAGTCATGAGCTTCAAATAGCGTGGAGGTTGCAGTCAAGGAATGGCCGTAGACTAACAGATGGTATGATGTATTACGGTGGTGGTTCACTCTTAGCCCTCAATAGGTACAGATAATGGGAACTATAAACAATACTAATGTTGGCCCTGCTGGACAGGTGATCTCCTCTACTGCTGTAGACGCTAAGTTTACTGATGTTGCTACGGCGACAGGTAGTCTTGATGTCAATAATGTTAGAAGTGAAGGTGTTGCCCGCAGAACCCTAGCGGCCTCAAGAGCCGAGCCTTTAGCACACATGTCATATACTGATAACGGTACAGCTAATGGAAACTATGCCACTCAGACTGGTGAGTCTGTATTTCTAGTGAACCACGGCACCGACCTGTTGTTGACCCCAAACTTTACCATAAAGACAGGAGACCTTCTTCGTATCAACTTTACGATAAGACTGAAGAACCATAATGATGCTCCTTTCAAGCCTCTCTATACTGGTGGCCCCACGTTATCTATTGGGGTTATTTTCTTTCCCGTCTGGAAAACTGGTGGTGCAGGTGCTTTCTCTGTACTTCCTGATCAGACTCTTCTGAACACCAATGTAGCTGCTCCTGCTTTTATAGCTTTCGATGATGGTAATCTGAGAACCGACTCCTCTGCTTGGTGTTCGATGGAGGGGATTACATCTGGCGGTATTTGCGATTGCAGGAACACAGTACATGGCGCGTACTACTACAAGCATACGGGTGGTGATATGGTTATCAATGAGGTTAGGCTGAATGGTCGTGGCCCCGTAGCCTATGAGTGGGACACAGGTACGAGTCAGAAGGTGATACGTGTACCTGACTGGAGTGCTGCTCCTTATGTTGCTTGGCCTACTTCATGGACATTCAATCTTGGTGAGGGACAACTATCAATGACCGTTCTTAGGGGGGATAGCTAATGGCTTATGTACCAGTAGCAGTAGGTTCGGGTACGATTGATTCGTCTGACGTACAGGGTAACTTAGATGGAATGAAGAACTATGTTGATGGTTCTGTTATTACCGCAGACTTAGGCGCAACTAACTGGTGTGAACCCAAGCACATAATGAGGGGCCACTATAGCGGAATAGTAAATGAGCATAGCTTTGCGTCGGGGCAACAATCTGGCCGCATGTCAACATCTACTGAGATGTCCTTTGTTGGCAACGGCCCTACTGGTAGGGACAACCCTACTACAGAAACAGCGGTTGACTTTCCAAAGACGAGCATAACTTTCGAGCTAGATGGCAACGCTGATGTAATGTTTCAGTTCCATGCTTCCCCTATAAGCCCAACTCTTGACTTGGGTTCAATAGTTATCGAAGAAACAGATTGCCGCATGTTGTTAGATGGTAGTGTAATAAATGATGCACTGCACACTACATTTAGGTTTGAAGGAACAATGCCTACAGTTGGTTGTGCTAATGCTTCTTGGTCTGGGTTCTATGTAGCAAAGAACTTAGCGGCGGGTAAGCACTCGTTTGGGTTACAGGGATTTTGTAAAGGAAGATACACCTTCT